ATAGGAAAGCTGTAAAAATGTGTCACGAAAGTATGGCAAAACAAAATCAATTATATGAAGCTTCTTTAGCAAGTAAACGACTTAATTATGAAATGAGTCGAGCTAAAACATGCGCTTCTTTATTAAAAGATGGAATTATTTTTGTTGGGGAATTAGCCAAGATTTGCCATGACATTAAATTAATTACACCTCCCAATGTTCAACATACCCATAAGATTATTTCTTCAAATCCCTAAGTTCTCTTTGTGCTTTTATTCTCTCAGCAACGGATAAAATCTTAGTTTTCTTGCCAGTTAATTTTTTAACTTTATTAATTAATTGCTTAAATGCTGGTTTGATTAATTTATTTAGCAAGGTCGGTGTAAGTGCAGCAGCACTTGTGGCGACGATTGTAATTCCAAAAGTTGTACTTACAGTTGTCATCTTTGGGACATACTTATCAACCCATGTTGTATCTGCATAAATCTCTATACATTTATTATCAACCATTTTATGTCCGATTACTTTCTCCCTAGATTCTGAGTTTCTTATATCTCCTACTCTTAAATTAGTAGGACCAGGGCAGGGGGGATCTTTGATTTCTGGAGGGGTGACATTGCCTTCTGTTGCGGCTGGTGTTGGTTCAGTTGTATTTGATGGGTTTTTCTTTTTTACATAAATCATCTTCTTAGGGTTATATTCCAACGGTTCAAATTTTGGAATAATCCAATCAAATTTAGGTTTAGGAATATTTAGTGTCCTTGTTACATGAGGTTGAGGTATCTCTTCTATCTTTGGAATAACAAAAGACTTAATTGGTTTTGAATTGTTGGAATATGAATTAATCGGATATATATCTATTGGATATGTTTCTGTAACCTGTACCTCACTCACCTTTTAAAATTTAGGGATACTAAATCCCTCTTTTTTCCCTTCTGACTGTGTTGGTATTGCAGGGCCACTTATTCCTGCTGGTAATGGGATTGTTTTTTTAACTTCTTCCATTAATTGTTTTTTGATTTTTTCTTGATTGTCTTCATTGGTTATCCATAAATGACCAAATATTCCAAAACCAGTCAGCCCTGCCGCAAGTAAAAAAGAAAGTACACTAATAGTATTAAAAATTTTCTGCATAGATTTTATTGCTATGTCTCAATATTAGTAATTTTAAGAAGACCAAGGAACACCCACTTTTTCAATCGGGGCATTAATCAAATCAATTTCAGCTTTTAAGCCGTTTTCTATTGCTGTAACTTGTGTCGCACCCACTGCGGTTTTCACAAATTCAAGGCATTTAGCAGCGGTCAGCGAATCATACGCCACGAAATCAGAAGGCAAGGAAGAAGGCTCCGTAAATTCAACTTGCCCGGTTGCTCTTGCTTTTTCTTTGCTTCCATCCATACCTTTTACCCTATATACAATTTTGGAAACGAAACCATTCGACACATTAGCAACCATGTTGCTTTCATTAATCTCCCATGTATAGGAATAAGCCATTTTAAAAACCTTTTATAATTAGTTTAATACTTTTAAGTAATAGGATCAGTAATTAACTTTTCAAGAATTTTTAATGCGCCTTGATCTTCCATAATTGGTTGAGTTAAAGCCTGCCCCTCTGCTTGTAGTTTTTTTATTTGTTCCTGTATTTTTTGAAGTTTAGCAATATTAGAATCAAGCCTAGCCTTAACTTCTTTTAGTTCTTCTTGAGGTGTTGTCATAAATAATTCATATGTCCACGTAGCATAGAATCAAATTTAATTTTATGCTGGAGATTTATTAGCAATAAGGAAGGCTTTATAATCAGCTTTCACCGTACCAATTCCCCACGCTGCTTCTGCAATTGCTTTTACATCTGCATCTTCAGAACTCAAATCAGTATCAACAAGGTTATCACTAGAATCTAAAGAACCAGGCGTTAATGTTTTTCTGTGAAAAGTACGTGAAATCTCGACACCATCTTTTTTTATAATTGTTGCTTCTCTAATTTGAACATTCCATTTGTTGACAACTTCAATTTTGTCGTTTTCTTTTGATTCTGTTAAGGCCATTTAGGATTAATCTCCGATTAAAACAGGTTTATGGCTTAGTTTAAAGACGTGCTAACGGTCTAAGTAGCTGTATAAGTCATTGTAAATTCAATATCACTAGCATCATCTTCAATATCAGCAACTTTTAAAGTACTTGCACTTTCTCCTTCTGTCCTAGACCATGCAAATTTTATATATGACGTATTCGGAGCTAAGATTCCATTCAAATGTTCTTTAATATCAGAACTAGATGAAGGATTAATATCTACTACATAACAAGAAGCAGTTGATCTGTTACCATTTTCATTTGCTGATGTAAATGGCAAACCAGTTATATAGAACTCATTAGTACTAGTCATACCAGTTTTATTTATATCCTCAAGTCTTACTTGTATGGTTACTAATCTACCAACTTTTGTATAAAAACAATTTGCATTAGTAGTAGTTGCATTGCCTCCACTTGTAGCATCTCTAGCTGTTGCCGTGAACGTACCTTCTTCATAATCGTCCATCTCGTTGGCAGCATTATTCGTACCTAATCGAATCCCGCCGGTTACGTAACAGCCCGTTGAGATCGTTTGGAGCTTGAGTGCATTGTCAAAATAAAATTCGCAACCTGCATCACCTCTAAATGCTGCCATATTTTCGTGTCCAGCATCACCCCCTGTAACTTTCCTTATGTGAAAAGCATTTGTACCAACTCTTGCATCTAAGAATTTTGATGCATCCGAATCACCTAGAAGGTTTAGTTCTCCAGATATGGCGCAATCACCAGTTACAGAAAATCCTCCACTGGTGGTACTACATTTGAGAGAGTTGTCAAAATACAATTCAACGGCTCCATTTGACATAAACTTGGCACAAGCTTCTGCACCAGTTGAATTTTTTATTTGAGTTGTGCTGCCAGCAATAGCTAAGACGCCAGTTCCTGTATCTTTAATCCATGAGTTCGATCCGTCGTGGAACACTTCTAGCCCATCTGAACTCGTACCAAATACAGCCTTAGCATTATCATTAAATATAAAATCATCTGCTGACTTATCCCACGTAACGTTTGCAGATGCACCGGTAAAAGTTACATCCTCATTAAAATTAGAAGCTGCATCAACATCAATTCCACCGGCTAAAGTGAATAAATTAATCCAAGCACTATTAGCGCTATTTCTAATTTTTAAAATGCTTGTATTTGTATCAGCCCAAAATTGATAAGCGTATTTTGTCGATGGCTCAGTACTTGATGAATTATTAGAAACAATTGCCGCTAAAGCATTATTAAGATCTGATCTGACCGCCGAGCCTGTCCCGTTAGCAATTACATAATCATGCGTAGCCATTTTCCTTTGCCATACGTAGCGTTAGCGTTATTCTATACCGCTTTGCCGTAACCTACAGCCGACCAAGTGAAATTCCTATCAACTGCGGCATTACTTGAGTTTTTAAAAGTCACGACAAAAGAGCTACTATTGACCGTTCCCATCTCGATATAATCACCGCTTGCAAGATTCATAGCATTAATACCAATCGAAGGTAAGTAAGCATTAGTTCCGCCTAAACTACCTGTCCCTGTAAAGAAGTTTTTAGAAAAATTAATTGTTTTACTTCCTGCCCCTGACGCTATAGCCCCTGTGCTTTGCTCTTGTCGTCTTTGTAGGCTTGCCGTATAACCCAATTCATCAATCATTATATTTTCATCAATATTTGTACTTGTAAGAATCGTTTTAAAATCAAAGCCTCGACCTGTAAAAGTACCATTAATAAACTCTTTCCAACCTGACCAACTAGCCCCACCAGATGCAGGATCATCATCTGTTGACCTCATATATAATTTGGCATCTACATGAAGAATTAAGCCGCCATCCCAATCCTCCATAGCATCAACGTCAGCTATTGCATCAAATTCATTAGAAGGTAGATAACCCCTAGTCACAAAATGACGTTTTAAATCAAGTGAGAATTTTCCACCTAAATCTAATTTGTTTGCGAAAGTATATGTTCCCTCATTATCAACCGGCCCAGAAATATCAAAATCAACCATTGCGTCAACATCAGCAACGGTATCAAATAGAACTGTGCCTTGTAAGGTTAAAGCGTCTAAATCTTCGTCATAGTAAGTATCAGAATTGGTGCCTTGAAATGGTGGGGATGTCGAATCCTCTCGTCTTGTCTCAACAGCTAAAGCGCCGACAGGATCGGGTAGATCAATAACAATTGAAGTAGCACTAGATATTCTTCCGCCGGAATCTTCAAAGGCTAAAAATATTTCACCTTCAACCATTGGTATTGTTGCTTCTGTTTGGCTCCCTGCCTTTGCAGTAATTAAAGTTACAGCGTTAGAAAATGTTGCCGTTCCATCGGTTTTACTGGAATGTCTAAACACACATTTTCCTCCTAGCCTTACATCTAAATCAGTTGTTGGGTCCCATGTAAGCCTCCCTGTATTTGTGGTTATTGCTTCAAAAAATAAATTAGTGGGAGCACTTGGCAGCGCAGTTTTGCCTATAGCCGTATAAGTTAATTCCCCAGGGGAAGCGGAAGCTTCACCAACTCCATTGATTGCAAATACTCTTACTTCATAAACACCTGCAGTAGTATCAAAAATTTCATAATCAGGCCTTGAGAAAACATCAGAAGAAACAAAATTATCATCATCTTGTCGCCATTGAACCCTATAACTTGTAGCTCTTGGTACTGACTCCCAACTGATTAATATTTTTACTTTTGCTTGGTCGTTTTCTTCATAAAATTGCTCGGTAGCAGATAGATCACCCGGAGAATCAGGAGGAAGATTTAAGACGCTTGTATTTCTTGTTGGTAGTGTGGAACCATCTTCTACGTAAGCGTATTTACCAGAGTTATAAGGAAGCGCCGTAACAACATAATTAATACCTTCTTCTTCTGTGATTGTTAAAACACGCCATTGAGTTGTTTGTACTGTGTCGTTTTGCAATATCCAAACTGAATTACTATTTGGCGCTGAACTAAAAGCAGAACTAACGGTTATCTCTGCCCCTGATATTCCGCTTACTGTCTTTGTTTCTACGGAACCATCAGAAAGAACAACGGAAAGCGTAGGGTTGTCTGTTGTTGGTAAATCTGTTTGATCGGTATTATCTACGGTAATAACTGTTGTAGTTGCTGATTTGATAAGGCCACCACGACGAACTCCAGCCCTTACAGGGTCACTAATATCTATTACTGCACCGGGTCTGATTAATACGCCTGCTGATAATCCAATTGAAAAAGTTACAATTTCAGATTCATTTTGTTCTGTATAAAGAAGCCAACGACCTAAACGCGCCGCCTGACCTCTTGAAGTGCAAAATAAACTTTTTACCTGCTTAACAACTGCGCCATATTTTGTTTTTGCCGTACTATCAACAACTTCCTCATAATCTATTTCTTGCGTTTCCATGTCGAAATATCCAACATTAACGACGGTATGACGACTTTTTAATGATGAGCCTGAATAAGAAAAACCACCTTCATTGATGTTGGCAAGGGTGAATAAATAGCTTGCGTCTTTTGGTGCATCTTGTGAAATCGTTAAGGCGCCTGTACTCCAAAAAGGCATACAACGCATACATGAACAAAGATCATTAATTAATCGGTAACTGTCGACCTGCTGCTGTACAACTCCATTAACTGCAAATCTTGGTTCCGTTCCTCCATTGCCATCGTCAACACTTGCGCCGCAATATTGCGAAACAGAATAAAAATCATATTTTGAAAGTTGACTCGCTGAGATATGAGCGCCACATCCCCAACGGGTGTTAACTAATAATTCATGCAGCAGCCAGGCAGGGTCCGTTGTCCATTCGGGGTCTGTTTTAAATGAGCCTCCCCAACTTCCTGAATAACTAATTGCACCCGTTGTTGAATCAACTGTTCCATTTGACGGAATAGGAACTTTTAAGCCACGAACACGATATGAACGGTTTGGGGTCTGTGGGAATTGTTCAGCGTCAAATCGTAAAGCTACATGCGCCGTATTTGGATATGCTTTGCGTTCAAATAAAATTTCTGTATAAGAAGCAAAATTAAATTTATCAAATTTCTTAGTATCTGTTTCATCCGCTTTTTGTCTTATTACCGTTACTGTGAAGGGGTGCGTCAATGTTGTTTTATTAAATCTAATTAAATAATCTCTGAAATATGCACTTGAGGTTCTTCCTGTAATTGCTACGTTATTAAACGGGGTTACTACAGTTCCACCTGCTGAAGTAATTCTAATTGTTATATATGTTTTATTACCTACAATTTTCCCTTTATCATTTATTTTATAAAGCGCTGGTATAGAAATAGTTACTCTAACAGCGTCAATATTGCTAGTTAATGTTCTACTAACTGATGTTGAATTAGTAACAGGAGCATTAACAGAAAATTCAGTTTCAATATTATTAATTTCACCTATATAAGTTTGGTCAGAAGTACCGAATCTTGGCTCAAAATCTACATCTTTAAAATTATAATCTTTATCTTGTAAGCTAGTAACATCAGCAGAAGATTTTAGGATTGGTGTTTTATTTAAGTAAACATCTTTTAAAGCGGCATTATTATAATTAGTTGTTCCTTTTGTATAAGCGGCTGCGCTTGGAAATCCTTCTATTTCGCCTTCTCCAAGGACTTCAACAAAAGTTGCAAATTGCTTAGAACCTAATACTCCTTTTGGAAGTTTTGGGTCTGTAATTTTTGTGCCTTGATTTAATTTATCTATTGCCATTATGCGTCACCTCTTACTTGTACTGTATCAATACCAGCGCTCACAATAACGGAACCGGTAAAAATTTCACCGAAGATTAAATTAACAGGAACACCGGAACGGCTGACATTTTGAACACCACTAAATGAATAATTACTTTGTGGATCTAAGGCCGAATCATTATCGCTAAAAGTTGGTAAATCAGGCGTTGGCGTCAGCATTTGAGAAACGCCGCTTACAGCAAGACTTATACCAAGACCAACTGAAATTTTACCTATTGCAGCAGTAGAAGCAATTACAGAAGTTGCTGGGACAAGGTATGGAGCCGCTATTAACGCCGCACCGATAATAATCTTTCCGATAGTTGATTTAAAGATTCCTTTAGCACCAACAGCAACCGGGACAATTCTTATTTCTTCTGTTTGACCAATAGGAAAATTTAATTCTTCCTCTCCGATATTGTAATTACCAACAAAGATTTTATAATGTTGATCTTGCATGTGTTTTTCAACCTCGGGCCAATTAGCAACTAAAAAACGCCCTACTTCCGCAACATTAGAAATATCAGCTAAGAAAGTACCTGCCTCCCAATTAAGAAACTTCTTTAAAGCTCCATAAACTTTGAGCTTACGCTGCATAACGATACCTCCTAACAGTTGAATCAATCAAAAACTGATTGTATAAATCACGGCTGCTAAGCCTACCTCCAACATGATGAATAACCGTTTGATCTCCTATGTAGATTGCTACATGATCGGGATCTGGTCCTGTAAATTTCATTAATAACAAATCACCCGGTAGGATTTCTCTATTATCGTCTATTTCAACGAAATTACTTTGTGGAATTATTCTTTCAAATATGCCATTAGTTAATATTTCTTCTGATCTTTTGGGTCTTTCCCAATCTTTAACGGTTAAACCTTTTTCAGCAAAATAATCAATAACTAAATTCCAACAATCACTTGAACCCCATGTCCATTGACGACCAATTAACGGCGCTTTATATCCTGTTGGTTTAAATTCGTGCCATTGTTCAGTTTGTGGGTTAACAATATAAAACGGTAAACCTAAATGCTCACAACTTGAAAGATCTACTTGGCTCGGTTGTGGCGATGTAAAAGGATGAGAATGGAACACCCCGACTAATTCCCCCGCGTCTTCTGCTTTCATCCAATCATCGGGTGACAAACAAAAACCATCAGTCGGATCATCTGCAATATTTTCACAAGGCCAATATTTTTTTCTACCTTTAACAATGCAAATAAGGCCACATACTTCTTTAGTGTTTGCTTCTTTTGCGTGAATTAATGCTGATTCTTTCCAAGTCATAATCAAACAAAAGTACCAACGCCAGGGAAATCTGTACGGGTCACTTGGCGTAAAGGAACACGAACATTAACGAGATCAAAAGCAGCGCAACATTCCCATTCAACAATATCTCTGTTTTCTGTGGTTTTACGATCTAAAAAATATATCTCCTCAGGGAAAGCGGCGCTTGTGTCGGGTGTGCCGTATGGGTTGGTTCCACCTGAAAAATTAGCTGCATCAATATATCTAGCTAGTGTTCTAATCCTTGTTAATTTTGCCCCGTTTAAATCATTACCTGCCGTTGTAGCGTTAACGGTTGATATATAACTTGTAATCGTTCCGAGAATATTTGAAATTCTAATGGTTGGCCTTGGTAACGTACCTTTTCCAGAATAAGCAAAACCATCACATTCAACGGGGAAACGTTGATAAGAATTACCATCCCAAACAACTTCACCATTTGCGTTCATATTGGCGCCGTTATGGAAACGGTAAACAGTAGAAGCACCGTGAAGAGTACTATCAAGTGTCAAAGTAAATAGCTCTATAACAGAACTAGGATTGATTTTTTGTAGCTCACTAACAGGTATTGCCATTTATGGTTCAAATACTTCTCTAAAAGTAGCAGTAATCGTGTTTACATTTGCATATTTATGAGTGCGATTCCATTCACTACAAACCCATTTGTAAGAAGTTGAATCATCTAGAGGAGTCCAATCAAAAGAATCTTTACCAGCTCTTGCTTCAAAAAAAGCCTCAATTTTATCGGCATCACTACTATCTTTAGCAGTCCAAGAAAGTGACCATTGTTTAGGATCTTGATTTAATCCAAAATTAACACGATGTTCGTATCCATCTCCCATTTGGACAACACGAGTTTTAACTAAACTTCTACGTTGAGCACCAAAATCAGGAGTTGTACCACCTGTACTGGTTCCAACAGTTGAGTCATCAAAAGTAGCCATAATTAAGCAGGATTAAGGAGTCCTCCAGGTCTAGATTGTTGGATCAATTCAGACTGAACGGCGGCGCCGATTAATTGACCTAATATTTTACCTTGTTGCTCGCTTCCTTCAATTTCTGTGCCTGACGCATCTACATTGACAATAATATTACCAACACCTGCCCCAGAAGCTTCAACACCTAAACGACCACCTGCACCTCTACGAAGGGGCATAATTGCCTCTGGCCCTGCTTCACCCATAAGGCCAGTTCCATTTTTAAAGGGGAAGATGTAAGGAGAATTGACAATGCCACCTTTTGCAAAAGGTACTATTCCATTTTGAGCATAGATATTGCCTAAAGCATTTAATTCATAAGCAGGACTAATAATACTAGATGGGTCTGTTACTTTATTAGTTCCAAGATTTGAAAATACACCAGATAAAGCAGTGCTTAAAGGTCCAGTGATGGATTGCCGTATTGCTATACGTGCAATGTCTTTAAGAATACTATTAACAAAATTTCTAAATGATAACTTTCCTGTCATTACAAAATCCGTCAAAGCGTCTTCCATCTTTTTAAAGGCATTTTCTGTTGCATCTTGTATTTGTTTTCCTAAATCTTTAATGCTTTCAAAATAAGATTTTGCTCCTAATTGCATATTTTTATAGACATTTTCTGTTGTAGCATCTAATTCTCCTGTTTCATTACCTAACTGTTTGGTAGCTAAAGTTGTTTTTTGTATGTTTTCAATTAACGCATCATATTTCGGGTTACCAAAAGCTTCTGCTACAGTTATATCTCCTTCTGTAAATAAATCTTTTATGTCTTGAGTGTAATCTTTTATCGGATCAATTAATTTATCTAAAGTATTTTTTAGCAAATCTTTTGTTTCAGGATCAATTGTAATCCATGGAACATCAAGCAATCTACCTAATCCTAATTTTCGAGCAATTGTTTCAAAAGCTTCAAGAGTAACTCTAATTGCTTTTATTACACCCTTAACAAAGCCAACTATTTTTTCAAAAATAAACTTAAACGGGGCAACAAAAATCTTCATTATTTTTGATAGTATACCAGAAATATCCTCACCTATTTTTTTTAAAACTCTAACAGTACCAGTAGTTCTGTTCACTATATTTGTTATAGACTTTTTAATTGCTTCCTGATTGTCATTGAGAAATTTTAATATATTTGTCGTTGTGTCTTGCAATCCTGCTCCAATATTTGCAAATAAGCCTCCAAAATTATCTTTAATATCAGCAAATTCTTTCGCTAATCTATCGCCAGCAGCAGCAGGTGAGTCTGCAAGTATTTTAGCATTTTCTCCATATTGATTAAACAAATGCTTACTAAATCCTAAGAAATCTTCTAAAGTAACTTTTCCTTGTTCTAATGCCTTATCTAAATCTTTTGGCATCATATTCATTGACGCTGCAAACAAAGTAAAAGCACCTGGTAAGCGTTCTCCTAACTGCTGTCTCAGCTCTTCTGCTGAGACCTTTCCTTTACTGAAGACCTGGGCAGTCGCCACCATTGCTGATCGCATATCTTCTAATGAGCCACCTGTACCTCTAATACCTGAAGCAATAGATAAAAATACATCTTGTGCATCTTCCACGCTATGTCCTGCACCTGTCACGGAAGCAGTTAAAGCTGTAAATTGCCTAACGATGACATCTTGAGGAATAGCTAATTCTTCACTTGTTTTCGCTAAAAACTTTTGCGCTTGATTATATTTTTCAGTGTCATTTATAACTAATTTTAAAGCAAATCTTTGTTGCTTTAAAGACGCATTATATTTACCCATCTCACCAATAGATTGTCTAAGACCGCCCAATGACGCACCAATCGCTCCACCAAGGACTGCGCCACCAGGGCCGCCAAGTGAACCCAGACCTGCACCTATAAGCCCTTCAGGGCCGCCAAAGATACCTGCTGCCGCAACAGTTCCAACAGTCTTTGCTGCGCCTCTCAGCCTTCCTCTTATCCCTTTGCCACCTCCTTTTTCCATTTTATTTAGTTCTATATTTAATCTCTTCGCTTCTGCTGTTGCTTCTTTAAATTCTTTGCTGCCAAACTCAACACTTGCTGCAAGTTCTTCCCATGTATTTGCTAAAGCACGAGTATTATTGATACTTTTTGCATTTTCTGAACCATGTTTTCTTAATTCTTGTGCAAACTGCTTAAATTCTAACTCTGTTTTTTTTACGTCTCTACCAAACGTACTAAAAGCTCTTGATAACTGAGGAAGTTTTTCTACTCCTGTAGTTGTCAGTTTTACCTGTAATTCAGTTACAGCAGGACCAGCCATTACTTCTTCTTATTCATACAGGACAAAGCTGCCATTTCCATGATTTGAATCCCCTCAAAGAGAACGACAGGATCTTTTACTTCATACAGTTTACATAAGTATTCGAGAGATGAATAATTTAATCCTG